TCGGTATTCATTGTCGCCCCGGCAGCGTTTACAGTTGTGCTATTTGTGATATCAGCACCGGCAGTAATGCCATCAACCTTAGACTGTAGGGCAGAACCCTCAAGAGAATCAGGTGTTACAGCACGAGTATCGTCAGTTCCAGTATCAACTTCAGAGGCAATTGCCAACTCAACAACACCCGGAACGGTATCAGAAGCAGCAGGCTCATCACCTGAGTTTGATCCTGACTGATTACCAAGAAGTGTTTGTTCAGCATCACTGAACTCATTGGTATCAGCGTTGCTTTCGTACAGGCTCTTAATGCTTACAGCATCAAGATTGGCCTGGACAATATCCCATTCGGCCTCGGCATCAGCAGAGGCAGTATTGGCGATAAGCATATCGCCAGCCTCAACGGTGGCCGTGAAGAACGAACCAGCAGCAGTAACCGCGTAAGTATCACCAATCTCTACACCAGAAGGTGAAACATCAAGATCAGGAACGTTAGTAGCGGCGTTATAGCCACCCTTGTAATTCATCCCGCCAGTGATAGCAGAAGCAATCTCAGCGGCAACATAAACAACAATGCTTTGCTGGGATGCCACCTTAGTAGCATCATTCTCAGTCATCAAATCCGTGTCAAGGAAATAAGCATTACCCACCAAAGTGGTATCAGCGTTCATTGTGGCACCAGCGGCATTAACATTGGTACTGTCAGTTACCTGAGCACCAGCATCAATTCCGTCAACCTTTTGCTGAAGGTCGGAGCCTTCCAGGCTATCCGGCGTTACTGCTCTGGTATCATCAGTACCAGTATTAACCTCAGTGATAGTAGCAAGCTCAACAACACCAGAAACGGTATCTGAGGCAGCAGGTTCATCGCCTGAGTTGGAACCGGACTGATTATTGAGAAGCGTATGATCATTATCAGTAAAGACGTTTGAGTCTGTAGCAGACTCAACCGCTGTTCTAATTTCAGCATCAGTTTGATCTGCGGTAGCTCCAGCCTCAATACCAAGGAACGAAATCATATTCGCTTGAGTTAGCTCTTCCGAGTTACCAGACCCGGCAGCAGTACGACCAACGATTCTATCCTGGGCAATATTGCTTACATAATCAACAGTACCACCCGTAGCGGTAGTGTCCAACCATGTTGTCCCGTTGTCATCATACACATAAAGCGTATGATCCGTAGTGTCAAAGTAGATTTGCCCATCAACAGGCGTACCCGGCGACGAAGCCAAATTCTGAACTCTGGCGTTCTGAATTTCGTTCTGCCCCAGATCTATGTTCTCTAGATATTTAATAGACGCCATTTAAGTCTCCTTTCAAAAAATGGCTACAATAACCTTGCTATTCCAGAAAAGGCCCCAGAAAATGTTATAGTCACTGTGTCATCATCAGTGTATACAACGTTTCCATATACCTTATCTTTCGCAGAATCCACAACAGTAACGTGTGGTTTCGAAGATGTCAGACCATGAGAAATAACCCAATTATCTGACGCAATAGCTTGATTATGTATATATTCACTAACAGAGGCATCCTGACCGGGCGGTCCGACCAAAGTTGTCACCAATGTTTCCACAACATTACTCTGAACCACAGATGTATACTGTGCTCCAGCCTCTATTATGGTGTGGCTAGTTTGTTCTCTAATTTTTGTTGTCATTATGGAATAGCAGATACGTCGTCAACAACAAGAGCTTGTCCCGTACAAACAGTGAGCACTTCAGCACCCTCTGTCTCCCTCAAATCCCAGACATAAAGGTCAGGATTGATACCAGCGGTCGTCGCAGCACTCATAGTGATAGTAACAATGTTATTGCTTGTCCCCGAAATAGCTGTTGAAAATGTTGCAACAGCAGCACCAGAGGAACGCCTAACGCGAATCTCTGATACATAGGACTTGGCGCTTTTATCTATTGGGTTACCCTGTGAATCCTCAAAAGTGAACTGATGAGTGTAGGTGTCTCCCATGTAGATAAAATCTGCCTGATTTTCTTTACCATTTAAGTGCAGTGTTACTGGACGCATCTTCCTCCTCCCATAAATCCAAGTATATCTTTAAATCCTTCTAACAGCAAACTATCCCAGCGCAATATAATCTACAGTGCCACTAACGACTGTGAAAGAACTGATATCAACATCCAGTGACAACCATCCTGTGTCAGCACTATACACAGGAACATCCTGTAGATTTATTTTTACAACCGCATCAGCAGTTGCATTAAGCTTTAGTTCAGAAGCCATCTTACCAATTTCAACATCACCAGCACCAACTCCCGATTCACTTTTAACTACGTTCATTTAGACTCTCCTTTCTCATCTTGAGCCTGACCCTTTTCTCTTTCGGTCCCCGTTTCTTTTTCGGGCGTCCCTTCTTGATCTTTAGCATCTTGCTTTGCTTTGGGAGGAGAGCCTGATTGGGCGTTATCATTGCCATCAGGTGCTCCCGGAAAAGCACCATTAGTATCCTTGTCGGGATTCTTGTGGTCCTCATCGTCCCTCTTTTCCTGCTTAGTATCCATCTTAATCTTATGATCAAGCTCTTCCTGCTTAATCTGAGTGGGATAAGGCAGACGTTGTTCATCACTATCGCCCGCAGGATAACCAAGCTCAGCACGAACCTCACCGGGAGATAGAACACTATCTCTCAGGTAACGATCATTGATTCTTGAACGAAGATCCTCATCAATAATATCAATTGAATTGAACTCAAACTCAACAAGCGACGAAAACTCGAGGACCATACGATTGACCCTCTTGCTGATTGCCGCCTGGTCAGGTCCAACAACCTGAGTCTTAAAAGTCTTGTCAGCATCACGAGCAACAGCCATATTAGCATTGTCGTAAACGCCCACCTTTGGTGGTGGAACACGATGAGCAAGTAAAATCTCGTCACGATTAGCTTTACGATACTTGTCGAACGACCCTTCCGCAGCCCCCTTCTCAAGCTGTTCAAACTTAATATCAGCATCATTACCGATACTCGGGGGCAAGGGAATTAGCAGCGTGCCATGATTATTGCCCTTCAATTCTCTCTTGAAGAACTGGATCAAATTTGTTCTGGCCTTAACGCTCAGCTTTGCATTCTTAAGGACAATAGCGTAACGGGGTACAGCCTTGTTCTCAAAATAGTCAATGTTATACTCCTTGGCAAACTTGTCACCGATGATTGCGGCAATAGCCGACACCGCCTCGGGCACGCCGTAGTAGGTGTTAGTCGGAGAATATGCCTTAAAGTGGATAAGTTCGTTCGGCTGGGGGTCAGAGTTGATCGGATCGGACGTGCCCAAATCCTGAAACATACGGAAGAAAACAGCGTCACCCGAAGTAGGCTTAAGCTGAACGTACCCATCACGCTTTCTGCGGACACGAATATAAATAGCAGGAACATGGCCTGCATAGGCAATTTCACCCTTGCGGTTGCGGCCAATCTCAAGATAGCCATTACCCATAGAACGAACATCTTGCCACACCTTCGTCAAAGTTTCAGAGAATGGCTCCTCAACATTGAAATCCTTGAAAATCTGCTCAAGCTTTTCCTCTTCCTTTTGCAAATCACGACGCGCTCGGGCCATAGCATCCTCATTAGTGGGGTCCTTGGCGGCGGCCTTCTCAAGCTTTCTCTTTGCTTTCAACGTGTGCTCCCAGTGGTAGCCAAGGCCAACCGTGGATGCCACACGAGCCTGAATAGCGGCATTGTGCGTAGCGTTTTCCTCATAAAGCTGAGCTAGATACTCGAGGTTATATGGAGGCTCCATGACAGAGAACATTCCATACCCGTCAAGTCTCTCGGGGTCGGCATACTTCGTACCAACATCGCCCTCAACATTTTCCCATTTTTTGGCGAGGCGATATGAACGACTCTTCATTTTCTTGGAGAGGTCCGCGCGCTTTACCTTTGTAAAAGGGTCGGTTGAATTTGCCTTGGCCTCAGGCTCGGCGTCACCGTAGAATATATCGTCTACTTCAACTGCGTTGTCAGGCTCGTCAACCACAAGCTCTGCTCTGGTCTGTTTTACCATTACCGAATCATTACCGCTCATTTGCCCTCCAACTGGGCAGCCTGATCAACAGGATCAGGGATCTTGCCCTCAAGTAGTCTTTCAGTCTGATCATCATGCTCAGAATCAGAAATCTTACGAGCACCATTAACCCAAACCGGATGCCCGCCAACATCTCTGCCACCGTAGCTAATAGCAGCCTTTTTCATCTTCTCCTCTACCCTGGGATCACGCATCTTGCCCTGGGCGCAAAGAGCCCTTCCCTGTCCGTCGTCAAAAACGCTACCGTCATCAAGCTCCCACAAGCATACGCCGAAGGAACTTTCCTCAACCTGTTCAATGTTAGTTAGTCTGTTACCCATGAATACTATACTATCACGAAATAGTTTAAAAGCCACCCCAAATGGAACGTTTTTTGTCTCCGCTGGCGAAAACCGGAACGCTAATTTGCCCCGCCCTAGCAAATTGGAGCCGCAAATCGGCAATCTTTAATATTTTTGGGCATGAAAAAACCCCCTGGCCGAAGCCAGGGGGTTTGAAAACTGTAAAATGGATTGTTTAGCTACAAATCACACTTAGATAGTGTGCCGTCAGGTGAGATTTCACACCCACCTTCTTTAATCCAGTCTGTTTCCTCGGGTTCTTCTTTCTCGATTGACGCCTTTGTCAATACCTGTTCAGAACGTGAGCCATCACGATAAATTGTAACACCTTTACAATTTAGATCGTAAGCTTTCAAAAATAGCTCATCAACCTGTTCGATAGTCCACTCATGAGGAACATTCGTTGTCTTAGAAATAGCGGAATCAATCCACTTCTGCATTGCAGCTTGCATTCTCAAGTGTCCATCAGGACTTAGCTCAAGAGCATTAACACAGTATTCGGGTAGGTTTTCAATATCCAACCCAAGATCACTGATCACAAAGGGAACCTCAAGATGCTCTCCCAACCTCGAGATTCTCTTAGTCACCCAAGAATAGAAAGGCTCGCTGGCCGTTGAAGTACCAACCATTGTGCCTGTCGTTCCTGTAGGCGGCTGAGTAAGAAGGCATACGTTACGAATACCTTGTGCTCTGATCTTATCTCTCAACCACCCCGGCAAATTCTGTGTGAATCCAGACTGTAGGAACTTGTCGGCATCAAACTCTCTGAATGATCCCTTCTCCACAGCCAGATCAGAAGAAGCACTATATGCCGTGATGGCAATAAACTTCTGTAGATTCTCAACGAAATCAACACCCTCTTCGGAACCATATTTGATTCCAAGACGAATCATAAGCTCAGCAAGACCCATAGTACCCAAACCGATACGACGGCTATCTTCATGGGCCTTCTTGATTTCGGGGAGATGATAGTTGTTAACGTCAATTACGTTATCAAGGAATCTAATAGAAGTTCTAACAACGCGGTCCAAACGACTCCAATCAACATCTCCATTAAGTTCGAACCTAGATAGATCGATGTTGCCCAGCGTGCAAACACCCCAATCTTCAAGCGGCTGCTCACCGCAAGGATTTGTAGCAACAAGCGGAGCAAAGTACCACGAATTGCTCATACGATTGGACAGCTCAAGGAAATGCAAACCCGGTTCGGCAGAAGCCCAAGCAGACTCAATCAGCCTATCCCAAATGCGGCGAGCCTTAATTGTCTCGTAGACAACGACGGGATACCCCTTTTCTTTCCATTCGAAAATGTTACCAGTCCACTCTTCATCGTAAGCCTCAAAGTCAGTTTCAGGGAAAATCAAATCCCAGTCTCCATCCACCTTGACAGCCTCCATGAAGGCATCTGAAATACAGACGCTCATGTTGGTATTCTCAAACTCGCCCGGCGTATTCTTAGCCTCAATGAACTCAAGAATGTCGGGATGCCAATCCCACATCATAAGCATAGTGGCACCACGACGAGAGCCACCCTGTTCAATCAAACCAGTGGTAAGATTATATGGCTTAAGCCAAGAGACTGCACCTGAAGAAACTCCATTGACACCCTTGACGTGAGCAAAACGAGGGCGCAACGAACTACCGTTAACCCCGACTCCACCACCACGAGAATGAGTTTCAACCATATGGCCTACGGACTCAATAATGCCCCCACGAGAATCGGGAGGGTTCGGGATGACGAAACAGTTTTGCAAAGTCAATTCACTCGCACCGGCGCCAGCAAGGATTCGGCCACCAGGAACAAAGTCATTAAGAAGAATACTTTCGTATCCCAATCTAACACTTTCTCTAACATCATCTGATTCGCTCACAGACAAAGCAGTTGCAACTCGCTCACGAACATCTTGCGGAACAGTTTCGATGGGCTTTGAAATTAGATCAAAGACCTCGTAGTGTTCTCCACCAGTCCATAGCTCAACCCATGCGCCATCATCATCAATACGATTTACGTTTCCAATCTCTTTCTGTGGAAACTTAGCATCACGCTTTGTTACAATAATTACCAGATCACCAGGATAAACATCACCCTTATCTGCTTTCAGTGTATAGCGGTCAAGGAAAATCTTATACCCCTGATATCCGCCCTTCTCAAATTCGGCAGGAAGTCTCATAGCACTCTGCTCAAGAGATTCCTCCATCCCATCTTTTTCCAAAATAGTCAACGTTACCCCATCCTCTCTGTAATAAAAAAAGAAACCAAGCGTGTCGCTTGGTATTTCTAAATCTTGCTTACCACCTACAATAGCAGGCTTTCTATTCTATAGCAATACTATCCTAGCCCGTGGTAATTAATTTATTTGTTCTCTAAACCTTTTCATAAATCTTATCGCCAAGAATATCTAAAATTTGATCGCCAATATGTAACCAAGTTTGTGTGTTGTGAACAATGCGAGCAGATTTTAACGCCTTGTTCTTCACCGCCTCATAGTCATCAACAGAAAGCGCCATAAGCTCACGCAAATGCTCAACATCAGGAGCAGCCCAGTCACCAAGATGAATGCCAACACCAGGAGTCCATGACGCCTTCAACGGCATTGACAGACTAGCAAAATCGGTACAAGCTGTAAGGTCCGTACAGATAGTCGGTATACCAGTAGCAATCCCCTGAAATGGGATAAGGCCAAACCCCTCCCCGTTTGTAGGGTACACCAGGCAATGCGCCTTGTGATACAAGGAAACCAAACTCTCCTCATCCATAGGATGTTCAAATACCTGAATTTGATGATGTTTTGATGCAGGTAAGAATTCTCCTCTTGAATTATAATATCGAGTCTCGCTTGGCCCGTTCGATTTTAGAAGAAGTCTTACTTCATCTTGACCGTCATAAAGATCAAGGAAAGCATCAACAACCCTTTGTGCTCCTTTTCTAGCAACAGGACCACCTACATGCAGAAAGTAGAACCTATCTGCAACGTAGCGATCATTGACTGTCCAAAGCTCAGGATCAATTCCATGAGGAACAATCTTAATGTCATCATGAAGATCATAGTTCTCAAATATTTCCTTGCAGAAAGTAGAAGTAGTCCACATCTCATCTTGCTGCTGTGTAAACTGTCTCCAAGTATCAGGAACCTCAGTTGATTCCCACGGGGAGTATCCAATTCTATATTGATCTGGTAATCCTTGGTACAAATAAGGCTGCACAAAATTGACAAAAGCTAGAGGCTCTGCGTCGGAATACTTGACACTAATCGCTCTAGCTTGCAATGCTTCAATAGTTTTTACTGCTGCGTAACCAAACCCAACACCAGCCCCAACGGGCGGCGTGAACCAGCTAATTTCACCTTTTCTCATTCAGAGTTTACCTTTTCATGTTTTTTACCGTCATGCCAAGAGAAAATGGGGACGCTTTTCTCGGCTAATTTAACAGCCATCTCAAGACTAATTTCCTCAATGATGGGTTGATCGCAAAATTGGCAAGTCGTAGCCAGGGAAAGCGTCATTCCCCTGCCTTTGACTCCCATTATGAACACCGAAACCCTATTCGTAGCGCTCACAATGAAGCTTCCGCAATCTTCGCATGTGATCTTAGCTATTACGTCCATATAGCCAGTATATCATGCAAGTGACTTTTTAGTCACCACTTTTTCGTTATTCGTACAGCCTAAGCATACATATAAATGCCTTTCCGTGTCCCACATCATAGGACTGTAGCACTTCTGGCACTTCAGCTTAGCCTGTGTTAATTTGTTAAAATTGGTCATCTACGCTCCATCTTGTCCAAAAGAAGATTAAGTGCAAAAGCAGCCAGCCCAAATTTTCCAGGGCTCTTGAAATGAATCCTCAACTGCTCAAAGTCACCATCTTCAACCCACTCAGTTATATTCTGCTTGTTCATAGTGTTACTATACATAAGCGCCCTGTCTAGGAATCGAACCCAGCACGCAAATGTTCGTAGCATCTACTGTGCATCCAGCACCCAAGGCAAATTGTTACTTATCCAACCACATTTCTAATTTCCTTACAAAGATTGTAAGCTGGATTGCGAGGACCATCTACCTCTGCTCGCCACAATATTTTACGAATACGCTCAAAGTCATCATGGTGCCGAGTGATTTCGGCCCTAGCCTCATTAAGTTCATATTCTATTTCATTCATAGCGCCCCTACCAGGAATCGAACCTGGCACGATCGGATTAGAAGTCTAATCTGTGCGTCCAGCACCAAGGGCATAAGTTTAAAGAATCTTTTCTGCTACTTCAATTGTACCATCAGGAAAAACTATTCTAGCAGGGGTCCCTTTGCGAACAGCATACCGTAAAGTATACCAAGTTCCCGATCTTGTTTTCGGCTCCATAGTATTCGGAAAGCCAACCAGAAAATCACAAGCATCTACAATATCACGATCCCTCTCAAGATACCCTGTTGGCTCATACATTACATCGCCCTGCTGTGTGCCCACAAAACTACGATACTTATCATCCTCTGGAGGATGACAATGAACACGAGTCCCGTTATTGTGCTCAAACAATCTTGCCATTTGAGTATCAACACCATAGCAATCGCCATGATGAAGCTCCCCAATATTTACAACTCTATTCAAAATATAATCCAAGCCGGTAAACATCTGTATCGGACTGCACCCGTGCCGACTTCCTGTGATTCCTAATTTATGTTCCATAAGTAGCCCGTAGGGGAATCGAACCCCTCTTCTCGGTGTGAAAAACCGAACTCTTAGCCGCTAGAGGAACGGGCCATATTTTAGTTACCTAACTCTTCCTGCTGAAATTCACCCTTCACCATAAAGGGCTCACCGCAGCATTTCGAGTCATCAGTAAACTCATCTTCTTGCTCAAATTCAACAATCTGCCAAAGGCGAATTGTAGTAACTGCCGCCGGAAGAGTATCATCGCCAGCAAGCTGAGCAGTTATCGAATCCGCTTGTTTCTTACTGGAAACAACATGATCTATAATCCCGCCGACTGCAATGGCATAAAGTGGCTCAATATCAGCAACCCCATCAACAGCAGTTTCCTCGAGAAGCTCTTTCACCTCACGAAGTTTATTCTTTTTTGATGCTTTAAGATATTCGTCATAATCTACCATAGTACCCTCGACGGGGATCGAACCCGCAACGTAAGACTGAGAATCTTGTGTGTTTCCATTACACCACGAGGGCAAAAAAGCTCCAGCGAAAGGACTCGAACCTTTAACCATCCGATTAACAGTCGGAAGCTCTGCCGTTGAGCTACACTGGAATGGAGGTGGATAAGAGAATCGAACTCTTGGCCTTCTGATTACAAAACAGATGCTCTGCCTGGCTGAGCTAATCCACCGAATTGATCATGGGGTTTTATCCCCACAATCGGCGCCCGTGTGACGAACACCCTCCAGTATAGCGGGGCGGTGGCGGATCACAACCCCAAGAGCAGATTTCTTATGTCGGCAACGTCACCTTGCTCACCACAGCATTACCAGTAAACGGAATTTGGTAATTCTCCTCTCCTGGCATTCCACCCCATTTACTTACATAGTAAGCTCTATTATTTCTGAACTCCGTATCGGTAACCGCCTTCTTCCCGCCTGCATTTTGGGTGCGAGAACCATAGTGATAAAACATCGCTCTTTGCGAACGGCGAACATCCCACTTATCATTGACTACAATTCTTCGAACGTAATCATCATCTTCGAAGTATGCCTTCTCAAAGTTTGTGTCAAAAGGACCAATCTCCCCAAAGGCTTCAACTCTAATCATGAAGCATGAAAAATCTGGGGCATCTATCAGGTCACGTTCAACGTGAAACTCCCCCATCTCTCTAACCGATTCGGGAGACTCCGTATTACGATAGTCCGTAGCTGATAGGACAGCTAGCTCCCCATTTTCTTCCATCATGTCAACCATATGATCAATGGTATGCGGGGCAAGCACTATATCATCATTGATGATGAGAACGTACTTAGCATCAGGGAAGTTGTATATCCCATTATTCCAAGCCTCAGCAACACATACTCTATTTCTCCAGTTAGCCGCAATGAAAGGAGTCCACAAGTGTTTAGACTTTATGGACTCCAGAGCCTTGACTCCCAATTCGAATTGGTTCACTACGGGCATAACAACACCCAAAAACATACTACGCTCTTTTCTTTGCGGCTGCAATTGCAACAGCAATGTCCTGACGCTGACGGTTTACGCCCACAACAAGCTCCTTCTCACCCAGCGCACCAAGAGCCTTCTCAGCAGCCTTTTGAGCCTTCTCAACCTTTTCAAGAGCCTTTAGAACGTCCTCTTTGTTGTCGGTTGGTTCCTCTACGGGAGCCTCAACCTCTTCAACAACCTCTTCAGCTTCGGCCTTGCCTCCGCCACGTTCATCAAAACTTTCTGTAGTTAGTACCATTTTAACCTCCTTTTAGTATGATCACTTCTATGATACCCCGAAATCTCTTCTAAATCAACTTCGGATCGTGTCCATCTGAAATATTTTGCCCATGAAAGCGGTACTCCCATAGAATCTCAGGAACACAGCGAAATACGCCATCAGCATTCATCAACTTAAGCTGATAGTCGTAGTCCTCCATGACTATTCCCTCGGTAAATCCACCAATTTCACGAAATTTCTCTGTCCTGTGCAAAACATTACCGGGAATATATGGAGTTTTTCTTAATCTATCACGGTTGAAAAGAGAATTCGGATTCCACGCCCCTCGACCAGTCACCTTACACCAAGGATAAACAAAATCAGCCCCCTCAGAGTGAGCCATTAGACGCTCCAGGCAATCGGGGTACATGATATCATCGTCCGCAACCATGAAGAAAAACTCCGTGTCAACCGACTGAATCGCGCGGTTTGCATTTGCACCGCACCCGATTCTCGCATAGTCAATACTGACAATATGAGCCTCGGGCTTCAATGTCTGAGACAGAACTGAATCAAGGTGGCCGGGGAGATGATTGGTCAATCTTGTCTCAACTGCTGTAGTGACTACCGATACATTACTCATCTAACTCTTCTCTTTTCTTCTCATTAAACCCATGCTGTTTGGCTGGATTTCCATAAACTTTTGCGTATGGCTCAACATCCTTCGTGACCACAGCGCCCATGCCAATCATAGCGCCCTTGCCAATCTCTAATCTCTGATGAATAGATGCGTTCATTCCGATAGTCACATGATCACCAACGATACAGTGCCCTGCGAAACACGCACCAGGGGAAATGGTCACATAATCCCCCAATATTGTGTCATGAGCAATATGTGATTTTATCATCAAAAAATTATGATCTCCAATGGTAGTTGGATTTTCCAGCCCCGCATGAATGGTGACATACTCTCTAAAAACATTATAATCCCCTATCTCAACACCATAAGCACCAAAACCGGAATGTCCCCTCTGTTCTGGTGGCAGTCCAATTGAACAATTGTAAAACTCGTTATTCGATCCAATTACTACATTTTCCTTGGCTATAATGCAATTACCAATATATAGGTTGCTTCGCTCGTCATAACCTTCGGTTAGCATTGTATCACCTCTAGCTCTGTGTTCATAATTCTCCTAATGTATATATAATTCAATCTCTACAGTCATAGTTTCTATTGAATGCGAAATTAAAATCCAAAGTCATGTCTACAGATTCACAGAAGCTCCCTTAGTGCCTTGTTTACCGATTCCGCTGTATATCGTATGTCACCTTCTGTCATATTTCTATGACAGGGGATAGCCAATTGCGTTCCCATAAGATTATCAGCAGCCGTGCCATCGCCCTCATATGAAATATCTGCAAGCGAATTTAATCTGGGTCCCAAATGGCCCCTGTAATAGTCAAAACTTGAACCAATACCATGATCATCAAGTTCATTCACAATAAGCTTTCCGATCTCATAGTTAAATCCAGGATTCCTTGCAAGGTTGATAATGAACATATATGGGTGGCGCATCTTATGCGGCCTAAAATCCTCATCAATAAGCCCTCTCAAGCTAGTGTAGACAGCTCTTCTTCGGTTCATTCTCTCCTTGATTCCCTTAGCATTGGCAAGACCAACACCAGCATGAAGCTCACTCATTCGCCTATTGTAAGACCGACCAGACGTACCACCAGAAGCAATCAACTTCGCCACTCTTTGAGAGAAGGGGCGGTTATTGGTCAAAACAACTCCGCCCTCACCTGCCCCAATATTCTTCGTCGGATAAAGCGACGTAAACCCATGATCTAGACCTAATCCAGAACAATCAACTCCTGTCAAATGTGATAAATCACCAATGCACATATTATCATTATCATAAACGCCCATATTGCCATACAAATATGAATTAATCCACAAAGAATGAGAATGACGATATTTGCCATAATCAAAATTCGCAGAATAATTATCAATACTGCACGATACAAGATTAATAGCACTATCCCATTTCGGTGCCTGATCTACAACCATATTTATCAAACCCTCATAGTTATAAGCCGGCATGTGTATCACAGGACTATCAACCCCTCGGGGCAGTAGCTCAAGCAAAGCCGTTATTAACACCTCGGCAGCAACAGTTCCACTAGAGCATGGAATACCATATTTGAACCCCATCAGACTAGCTATTCTAATACCCAACTGATTAACATAATTGGGGTTACTATCATCTGGTGAATTAGTAAGCGCCCCACGGTCAAGAGAATCATCAAGATAAACTCGAGCGGCATCAATATCAATATGAGGCTCAAATAGGTTTATCATGAATAGATACAACCTTTACAATTCCACCATAAAATTTCTGCAACTCTTCGGACTGAGCATGAAGTGGCTCAGCAGTTCTATCGCCTCGACGCTGAGGAACTATCTCAGCGGCCCTACCGGGATAAAGGATAGCAGCAAGATCAATCATGTTTCTTTGAACAACCCCGCCAATTGTATATCTCCCCGCAGGGATTTGTGGCATTGCCACCAGCAGTCCGACAGCCTCGGCCTTGGAAATGAAATATCTATGACATGGCATTACCTTAAGTGGCTCATGCGAAGCCTTAGCAGCCTCATCCCAAATCTCGAATACATTGCCCTGTGTTTCTGGTACGTTATAGAATCTGGCAACAGACCCGCCACGATCAAGTACGATGCGCTCAGCAATCAGCTTTGTAGCCCCGTAGACAGTCTCAGGGTCAATGGCCTTACAAGTGCTTGTAAGAATCATATGAGCCTCTGGGAATTGACTCATAATATTCGTCAGCCCCAAAATGTTGATATCCACCGTTTTCCCAGGCCGAGTTTCAGCATGGGGAGCGTGCTTATCAGCAGCAAGATGAAAGATATAATCTAGAGGCTTTGCCTTTCTATAGACATGATCGTGTATCACCCTCATGGAAAACGAATCAGTGACGCTCTCCTGAAGAGTAGGGTTACCAGCAATATCTACTGTAACCACATTTGCCCCGGAATTTTTCAGGTACTTTTGTAGCTCGAGTCCAAGTGAACCCTCACTGCCAGTGATTAGAATATTTTTGCTTTCGAAAAATCCATTTCGAGCCTTGAGTGTATCCACCAATTCCTGATGCTCACTACGACTTAGAATAACTGGAAGGTTATAATCCATCTGTCTCCTTAGAACGAAAAAAGGAGCCGAAGCCCCTTTAAAGTCTGGTAGGCAGGATTCGAACCTGCGACCTTATGGTTCCAAACCATACGCGCTAAACCAAGCTGCGCTACTACCAGTTGTTTGAAAGTGGCGGGACAACAATTAACTCAACTAATTGAGCAATTCCCCCCTGGCTATCCCGCCACATTCATTATACCTCGCCCCTGGCGGCTACGCAACGTGCCGCCAGGTTTTTCTGTGGATTACCTTGGATATAACAAGTGTTGATACATCATATTTTTCGGCCAGGGCTTTCATGCTCGTCTTATACGGTTCATATTTCGCCCTGATTTGAGTCACGTCTTTTTCTGTTAATTTACTGGCAGGATTAGATTCACCGACCATAACCTGCGGGGCAGAGCGTCCTTTGTCTGCCATGTCTGCCATATTATCAAAATGAGTCCCAAGAAACAAATGAGAAGGCCGAACACAATCTCTAACATCACATTTATGACATACAAATAAACCATCAGGAATATCTCCATAATGCATCTGCCACGAAACCCTGTGCGCTCTTTGCACTCGACCATCAATCTTTATTTTACCGTATCCCTCAGAATACTTGCACGCTGTCCATATCCAGCAATCCTCTGTTTTCCTTACTTTACTCCAAAATCTGTCCATACGTCCAGTATATCAGATTTTATAGCCCCCGCCACCATCCCAACCTCACGGTCGGAAAATCTCAGGTTTTCTTTGTAAGTTCGCTAAGATCAATTGCAGAGAAATCTACGTCGCTCAGGTCTACACCATCACCAACATACTCTGCGGCCCTAAATTCAGGAACGGTCTTGTTGTCCTGAGTCCACCAACTAAGTGCT